GATGCAAAACCTGAATTAACTGATGTACAAAAAATGTACGAAGACGATAAACCTACTGAAGATCCTAAACCTGAAGATAAGCCTACTGAAGATCCTAAGCCTGAAGATAAACCTACTGAAGAAGATGATAAACCAGTTGAGAACCCTGCTACAGGATATGATGATGAAGATCCTAAACCTGAAGATAAGCCTACTGAAGATCCTAAGCCTGAAGATAAACCTACTGAAGAAGATGATAAACCAGTTGAGCTATCAAAAGAAGATGCAGATAAAGTTCTTGGTGAGTTAGGTGAAGGTTATGATAGAGAATTAATTTCTAAATTTGCAATGGATAATAAATTTTCTAAAGAACAAATGGAAGCGTATGTTACTTTTGCAAAAGATCAAGATACAAAAACTGTTAGTGATTATGAAGAAAGAGCAAGTCAACAAAAAGTTGATTGGAAGAAAGAATTAAAGAATGACAAGGATTTTTCTGGTGAAAATGGTGAGAACTTTAGTAAATCACGTGACCAAGTTGATAAAGTATTAGAGAATCTTATGCCAAATATGAAAAAGAAGTTGACAGAGGGTGGTAAAATGTTGCCTCCTTATGTTATGAAAGATATATTAAACATATATCGAACAATGAATCCTAAAAGTAAATTGGTAAGCGGAGAAACAAGTACGCCACCAAAAGATGATAAGGATAATCATTTAGAATATTTGTATGAATAAATAAAGTCATGGAGGTTTAAATGGCAGCTTTAGGTGCAGAATTCGTAACCCTAGTGGATGTTGCGAAAAGTAAAAATAAGCAGATTGGTAAAGTAGCTGAAGTTTTAGTTCAACATAACGCTATGTTAAACGATATCCCTTACCAGGAAATGAACGAAGGTACTACTCACAAGGAAGATATTAGATCAGCTCTCCCGGCTGTATACTATCGTAAAGCCAACCAACCTATTCCAGCAAGTAAGAGTACGATCGAAGAAAGAACTTTTACAGCTTCTCACTTTGAGTCTAAATCTCAACTTGATCAAGCAGTTGCTAAACGTGGTGGTGTAGATAGAATCGCTTACAACAGATGGAACCAAGCTCAAGGTCATTTACAAGCTCATTCACAAGAATTAGCTGATCTAATGATTTACGGTTCACCTTCAACATCTAACCGTAAGAGTGCTGGACTTTTTGATATTTACTCAACACTTGCTACAACTGAAGAAACTAGTAATCAAATTATTGATGCTGGTGGTAGTGGTTCAGATAACTGTTCAATCCTTAAAGTTCATTGGGGTGAGAGATCTATTTTTGGTGTTTATCCAAAAGGTACGACTTCAGGTCTTACTAGAGAAGATATGTCAAAAGGTGGAAAACTTGTTCAAATTCACGGTACTGATGAGAACGGTAATGCAGGAACATTTTGGGGTTATGAAGAAGATTTCATGACTGATCATGGTCTAGTAGTTAAAGATTATAGGCAAGCAGTTCGTATTGCTAACATCGATGTTTCTGACTTAGTTAGTGGCGCAGGTGCAGCAGATCTAATTGATCTTATGATCTCAGGTAACTACAAAATTGATGATCTTAATAATGGTAAAGGTTGCTGGTATGTAAACAGAACAATTTTTGCTCACTTACATAAACAAGCACTAACTAAAGTTGGAGCTGGTGCAGGTCTTACTTATGACAACTTTGAAGGTAAGCCAATTTTAATGTTCCTTGGTGATCCTGTAAGATTAATGGATGCACTATTAAATAGTGAAGCTGCAGTTACTGCTTAATAACAATTTAGTTTAGGAGACAATAGTTATGAATTATGATATTGAAAACCAACTGTCAGTAGCACAAGCTTTTACAGCTACTGCAGTTTCAACCAACTCTTATGAGAAGCAAACTGCTGCTCAAGATATTAGTATTGGTCGTAGAATGGCACTTCTAGTGCTACCAACAGTTGCTGCGGGTGCAGGTTCAACACACGTACTTGCAGTAATCCAAGCAGACAATGCTGCTCTTACGAGTAACGTTGAAGTTCTTGGGAGTGTGACAGTACTAGCTGCTGCTCTTACTCTTGACGACAGAATTGAGATCCCTATACCTCAAGGTACTATGGATAAGAAGTACATCGGATTTAGAGATACTATTTCAGGTGGTACAACAACTGTTACACTTGATGTTTACTTAGTACCTCAAGATGAGATTGTTAAGTACAAGTAGTTTGTAAAAGTTAACGATGTAGAAGTTTAATTAGTGTATAAATAGTGTATAAATAGTGTAGGGACTTCGAGTAGTTGTCCCTACACTTGATTACAAGTAAAAAGAAGGAAAGAAGAAATGAACGAAATAAAACCAGCAATGCCCACAATGCCTATTGATCCAGCTAATTTTTCAGAGTCACCAAAAGATCCTGTTGCTTCAAATGAGATCACTAGCGATAAACCTAAGATTGTAGATCCTTCAGAAACATCAAGCGTTGTTGATGTTAAGGTAGCTCAATCAGGAATAGAAGTTATTGCTGATAGAAAAGGTTTCTATAATCAAAGTAGAATTTTTAAAGGCGAGGGATTTAAAGTTAAAAGTTTTGAAGCTCTTGGTGAATGGATGATCTGTAAAGATCCTGTTATTGAAAAAAAACGTAAAGAATTTTTTAAAGCTAAAAAGGCGAGAAAGTAACATTCGCCTTTAATATTATGAAGGTGGAATGAAATGTCTATATCAAAGACTAAAATTTATAACTTAACTCTGTCAGCTTTATTATTAGCTAAAGAAGTATCTGAAGTTGATACTGATACCTCTAACGAAGTGAGAATTTTAAATACTCATTGGGATTTAGCGTATGAGTCAACACTTCAAGATTTAGATTTAGATTCTCTGTCTCAACCTATAACGTTAGAACTAATTGCAAATTTAACTAACAACACAGATTACAATTGGGATTATGTTTACAAGTACCCTAGTAAGTGTGTGTTCTTAAGGAGAATTGAGTCTTCTGCAGTAACGGATACAAGAGATACCCACATTGCAAAACGTACAGGTATTTACAATGGTGTAAACGTGATTTTCACAAACGAAGTGAATGCAGTTGCTGAGTGTATTACAAACGATATACCTATTACCGCACTTAGTCCTATGGCAGCTATGGCCGTAGCTTACAGTTTGGCATCAATGTCTGCACCATTAATAGTAGGTAAAGGTTCTCAAAGACTTAGAAAAGATTTACAAGAAGCTTACAAAATATTTAAAGGTGAAGCTCAAGAGCAAGACGTTCTCGAAAACTTTAATTATGAAGATGAATCTCAACGTTCGGAGTTTGTTGCAGCGAGGTTATCATAGATGTCTCTTAAATATCAACTTAGTTTTTCATCAGGTGAAATAGATCCTATATTACATGACAGGGTTACACTTGAAAAATTTAAAAATGGTTTAGCTACTGCTAGGAATATTATAGTAGGGAAAACCGGAACTCTTTTGTCTCGTTTTCCAAGAGCACATTTTATTAAAGCTAAAAATAATGGTGAAGAAATTAAATTATTCTCACCACCTAACTCTTATGTGATTTTAGAGTGGGGTAATTTATATGTGAGAGTATACGACTTTACGACAGGTACTGCTTCTTTGGTAGCTGAAGTTGCTCATGCATACCTTGAAGCTGATTTACCTAACATGCACTTTGCTTCTGCTGGAAAATACGTTTATGTATTTCTCAAAGATTCAGCAATGTTGAAGTTTCTATATGACGATGTAGCTCCTGCATTTGTTGCAGCAGCAAGTGTGTTTAGTATACCTGCAGCTCCAACTAGTATGACAGTAACTCCTACTGGTGCTCCTACTGGATATGCTAGAGATTATTTAGTGACAGTTATAAAAAATGGTGAAGAGTCTTTATTTGTTGAGAATACTTCAGGTACATACAAAAAACCATTAATCAGTACAGAAGATAATGTCATTGATGTTTTAGTTGATGCTAGTTACGCTAACCTTGATCTCTATAGAGAGATGAGAGTTTATTCTCGTCCTAATGGTGGTGGTGCCTATGGACTTCTAGGAACTAGTACAGGTTTCTACAGTTCAACAGGACTTAGATGTAAATTTATTGATTTAGGAGCAGATGCTGATTTTACTAACGGTATCCAAGGACTAATTACTAAGAGTGGTTTAGAAGGTGCTCCTTTAACGGACATGCTACCTAAGACTGGTGCAGTTTATCAGCAGAGATTACTTATTGCTAATATAGCTGAAGATGAAGAAGCAATTTTAGCTTCTCGTCCAGGGTTTCAAAATAACTTTAATCGTGACTATCCTTATGATGGTGACTCTTCATTAAAATTTAAATCAGGTACTACAGGTAAAGCTTCAGTACTTAGAATTATTGATAATGATGGTATGATTGTTTTTACTGATGTTGGAGTATTTATCAGTGTAGGAACGTTAAGTGTAGCTAACATTGCACTTGAGAAAAAAGGTCCATGGGTTATTAAAGAAGAGATACCTCCATTGTCAGTTCCAGGTGGTGTATTCTTTGTTGATAAAAATACAAATGAAGTTAAACAATTAATATACTCTCAAGATATTTTAACTTATCAAGTTTTAGAGCAATCTATATTTAGTGCTCACTTATTTAAAAATAAAACAATTAGCTCTTGGTCATTTCAAGATGGTGTTACTCCTTTAATTATTGTTACATTTTCTGATGGAACATTTGCAACTTACACATACAACAAAGAACATGAAATGAAAGCGTGGACTCGTCATGACTCTACATATCCTGTAGAACAAGTAGAAGGTACTGCAATATCTGACTCATCCTTTTTTGTAACAAATAAAGACGGTAACAGATATATACAGGTGAGTTTACCAAGATATGTGTCACCCGATGTTCAAAGCTCTAATACTGAGTTTGATAAATTATCTCCTAATGCATTTATGGATGGTATAAAATCTACTTCTAATTTATTAAACGATAGTTTAGTAGGTGCTAACGTATTTCAACTAGCTTTAATAAGTGGAGATTGGGATGACGTTAATACTCTCACATTAACGTGTGGGACTTCAGCTTTATTTCCTGATCCAGGTCTAGGAGCAGTTGGGACCATCTTAAGATTTTTTGACACAACCGATAAGAGTACTGTTGATTTAGAGGTAACAGCTAGAGCAACTGATAATTCAATAACAGTTCAACCAAGTTCAGAATTTCCTTCAGCTCAAGCAGTCAATTTTAGATTATACGAAACTTTTGACACCATTACAGGACTAGATCATTTAGAAGGTGAGAACGTAGCAATACTATTAGATGGGTACGTGTCTAATTCCCCTTACAATGACGTTGAAAATTATACTGCTGTGACTGTATCAAGTGGCAGCATAACGTTACCTAACAGTGAACGTGGAGCTATTATCATAGTAGGAAGACCTATAGTAGCTGACATTAGAACATTAAATGTTAGTACTGTAGAACAAGCACCTGTGCTCATCGAGTCATTAACAGTTAACAAACTTTATATTAGAGTTTATAACACTAGAGGTCTATATCTTGGTAACAAGTATCCTGAGACTGAATCAGGTGGTGTAGATGGTACTAGTGTAGTAGGTATGGAAGATTTAGATGTTTTTGATGTACCAAGTGGTACTGACATTATAGGTAACAGATATAAAGAACCAATCAGTAAAAGAATTGAACAAACTATTCCTGGAGGTTGGGACTCAAACGGACAGATTTCAATAAGACAAGTTGATCCTGTTCATTTTGAGATATTATCTATAATACCTGATATTGAAATTCTATCAAGGAGCAATCGATGAGTGCAACATTAGCTTTAGCAGGTTTTCAAATTGCAAGTGGTTATTTCGCTTCACAAAATATAAAAGCAACAGCAAAGTTAAATAGAGACATATCAAACATGAATGCTGAGTTTGCAGAGTTAGATGCACATCAAGCTAAGCTAGAAGGTTTTAGTGATATTGCTAGATATCAAAAAGTTATAGATCAGACTCTTGGTGAACAACAAGCTAATTTAACTGCTGCTGATGTAGATGTAAATTTCGGATCTGCTGCTGATTTCCAAAGTGAAACTGCTTTTATAGCAGAGTTAAATAAAATGGAGTTAGAGAAGCAAGCTGAAGAGAGTGCATTAGGTTATAAAAATCAAGCTAGAGAATATAGAGTATCAGGTGAATTAGGATACACTAGAGGTATTCAACAAGCTAGTACTGCTCAATTCCAAGGAATTGCTTCAGGTGTGAGTACTGCTGCACCTGCAATCTCTAAATTTATATCAAAATATTAAAGGATAAATCATGCCAGTTGTACCACGTTTAAAATCTATTCAAGGTCAATCGAAGTCCATTAAAGGACAGAGAATTAATGTTAAAGCTCAGAGTAGTGCTGGATTAATTCAGGCCCAAAGTAGTGCAGTTTCTAGTATTGCTAAGACTGGAATAGATTTACATACAAAATATGAAGATAAGAAAGTAGATCAATATACATCTGAGATGGAGCAAGATTATACTCCTTGGTTAGATCAAGAATTAGTTAATCTTAAAACTCAAAAAGGTGATCCAACACAAGGGTACATCAACTTAGAAAAAGCTGAACAAGAAAGAATAAAAAGTTATTCAGAAAAACATAAAAACTTAAGTCAAGATGTACAAGATCGGTTGAGTGCTAATGCTTCTTCAATATCTTCTAAGCATCGTTTAGCTATACTAAAACAGCGTGGTGCTCAACAAGAGACATACGGTAGTAATCTTTACGAATCTAATCTAACATTAAAAAGAACTGGTTTACCTGCAACTGCAGGATACATTAGAAAAGATGAACCAAGTACATTCTTACCGTTCGATATGGACGTTGCTGACATTAAAACTACAATATCAAAACGTGGTCTAGAGCAAGGTACAGTTGAGAGATTACCTGATGATGCTAAGTCATGGAACCACATGTATCGAAATGATGACGGTACTATGGTTAAAGTTAAAATGTCTCCTATGGCACAAGCTAGAGCTGCCAAAGAGCTGAATGAAGGTATTTACAACTCAGTTAAAGTTTTAAGTGATAGTGGTTACTCAGCAGAAGCTCAACAACTAGCAGAGAGGTACAAAGGTTCAATCGATCCTTTAAACGCTGCTAAACTTGCTAAGATGTTTAATACTGCTGATAAGAAAAATGATGCTAATGTTTTTAGAACAGAGATACAAGATTTAACTCCTGCTCAGCAAGATGTAAAAATTGAAGAGATAAGAGACCCTGCTTTAAAAAGTGAAGTAGAAGCATTAAACGAAGCTGATGCTAAAAGACGTGATGCTAAACAAACACGTAAACATAAGAAAAACTATGAATCTCTAGCTACACATGTAATGGAAAGGATGGGCAGCAATAACCCTTACTATAATATGTCAGATTTAGAAAAAGATCCTCTATATAAAGAGACATGGCAACATTTAGACAGTAAAGGTCGAGAAGCAATTACTGAAATGGTTAAAGCTGTTAAGAGTACTAATTATAGCTCAGAAGCAAGAGTACAGAGTTTACTCTTTGGTGAAGTTGAAGGG